AGCACCAGTTGGTCCAATATTACCAGTAGCACCAGTTGGTCCTTGAGGACCAACATTATCACTTGGTATTATTGAACTGCTTCCAATTACTGGCATTTAATGGTCACTCCTTTGGTGTTCATTATATATTTATATTAACTACTGGGGTTAGGGGTTGCACACACCACCACTAGGACATTCACCACCGAACGGACCACCGTTGCATTCTTTATTTGCACCAGGTTCCCAACACCCACCAAAGAACAAGCATCGGGTCTTATTCATTTGGTGTGCATAATACCCACTCCACCCTTGTTTTATACAATCACCTGCAGCAGGAACTCTCCAATCACCAAAGTTTTCGAGATACCAGTCGGTAAAATAATCTGGCAACTCCCACTCACCATTAAAACAGCAAACACCATCTTTTTCTACATCACTACAAGTTCCTTCTGTAATAGACGTACCATGCAATATTGCCGTGCATTGTTGTTCCGCACTCAACCAAGGATGAACCGGGTCAACATTTGACTCACATGATCGTCCAATTGTAGAAGATACAGCATCAGCACCTTCATCTTGCCACCAACAACATTCCGTCATTAATTCCGAAGTGTCAGTACCGGGAGGGCAAGGGTAACCATCTTCATTACAACAAGCCATGTTATCCAAATCAATTATACCCATGTTGGTACTTCCACTTCCCGTGGATAAACTTGTACCATCATGATCACAACAACATTCCCAACAATTTCCATCGACTAAAAGTATAGTTCCATAACTTTGTGAGATTTCGTCAATTGTTACATCTTCACCACCGCAAGATATTATATGACCAAGTTGGTTAATTACCGTTTTTAAATCTTCAGGTTCACATGTTGCAGCATGCTTTAGATCTGTTGCTAAATCTCGTATAAATATGAGATTATTAACATCTCCGCCGGTATTCAATCCTATTGTATAAATTGTATAACCATCTTGTTTTAATGCTTCCGCTTTTATTATTGTCGAATTTTTCTCGGCTTCATTAAACATCTGTCCGTTTGATATTATGACTATAATTTTCGTGTGAGGATCGTTGCTGTTATTTCTAAAATCCCAGTCTATGACAGTTAGGGGTGCCGTTAATCGATTTGAACCGACTGACATATTATAGATACCTTCTTTTACTGTCGCATAATTTCGAGTTAGTGATACGTTAACAGAAGTGTTAGTAAAATCGGTATCATTAAGTCCTATTTTTTCATATTGAGGATATAACTTATCAACAAAAGAAGATAATGCTGGATTTATATAATTAGAATATTTAAATATTTCTATGCTAGTATCCATTAATATCATTACATCTGGGCTGTCTCCAGTTTGACCCTTGCAATCTTCTGGTACATCGTAATACCCACAAAGAGTTGTTGTGTCATACCATCCATCCATGCTGCATATATTATCCTCATTGCAACCACTCCACCTTAATATATCATAGGTGTTTTCGCCTTCATTCCATTTAGTACATTGTGCGCGGGATATGCTCTCACATTTCCAATCACCCAGTTGCATGTGTTCATTTAGGCAATCAGCGCCAAAACATCTACCACAACAAGTACCATTACACCCTTCCAAGTCCGAATCATCCAGTACAGGAGAACATATTGGTAAGTTATCGTGACATTTGCAGGGGGTTTCACCAATAATATCATTGGAGCAAGCACATATATTATCAATCTTGTTCGTGCCGGGAATCCGGCAGTGCGGGCTATGATTAAGTTGCCAACCCGAGCAGTACGTGGTGCATGGTGGGTAAATTAGATCACCCGTGTCAGGCTGGGTCAGAGGTTCTCCATCATCATCTACACAATGCCCATCTACGTGTATTGCACCCTTAGTACCATCCCACTGGTCCTGGTTTGTTTCATTGGACCAAGTACAATTAAATGGTGCGTATGCTTCTGTGTTTCTGTTAGGACCAGCGCAACTAGAACCAACACCCCAGAAAATACCATTTGATCCATCGCCGGATGTTAAGTTAGAACATATCATTGGAGAAGTTTCATAACAAACTTCATCAAGACAACATGCACCAAATAAACCTTCAAGACAACAATTTGTATTCTCGCAGGTGGCTGGTTCTTCCCCGTGGAAACCAAAGAATATGCTGTTGGTCTCAAACGAGCATGCATGTTCGCTCATTTCATAACAATTTCCTTCAATACAACATGCACCTACCGTTTCACAGGGTTCTGGACATCCACCCATTATTTCCACGTAACCACACGATACATCTTCTACAAAAAATCCACCATAAACATTTCTACATTTATTCAACGAAGTTTCTGCACATATACCATTTACACAACATGCACCGTCAGAATAACAATTTGGTCCTTCGGGTCTTCCTAGACATGAAGTAATCTCAAAAACACCACCAACATTATTGCAATAATCCTGAGTTACATAATCTACACATCCTGGAAAATCATTCAATCCATCAACCGTACTATTCTTACAATAACAACACGATCCCAATTCGTTTGTACAAATGTCACCATATAGAGTATTATGTGTATTCATATCAAATGTGTAGATTACTTCATCAGCACCAGAAACACCCATATGAAAACCGGGTTGGATGGTTTTATTTCCGCCACTATCTCCGAGGTGAGTAAACGGGACAACTTCACCAGTAACACCAGAAGCAGATATGACATTGCTACTATTGGTTATACCTGCATAATTACCACTATCGGAGTCTTCTCGAATAGTAGACAATCTAACTTTAAGAGTATTGTTAACGTCATCCCAAAAAGTATTTGAAACACCTTGTGCCGATGTACCATCATAAATATAAAGTAGTTCTCCCGTGTTCCCCACTATACCATCTGCATGTGTGGCACCACGAAGAATAATACCCCCGGTAGAACCTTCTATGGTAATATCTCTACCACTTACGGTGAGTGTTCTAAATTCTGCTGTTCCACCTGAAAAACTTTTCAATAAGTTATTTCCTGGTGAAGTGTTTAATATAGAAAAGTTTTGATGATATTGCCCATCTGTAGTATAACCATCACCAGTACTACCTGTCGCGCCAGTTACACCAAACGTCACCCCGTCATCTCTGGTAAATATTATTGTACCACCACCAAAAGTACCCACACCTGGTCCAGTTATACCATAAACTCCATCGTTGTATGTTATTCCCAAACCTTGATCACCAGTACTACCAGTATTACCAGTTGGTCCAGTTGGTCCAGTTGGTCCAGTTGGTCCAGTAGTACCCCTAGGACCTTCTATAGTTCCCATTGAACTTGTATCTTGTATTCTACTAGAACCATGAATTGATGACATCATAATATCCTATGCTAGTTAATGTTTTTATCCGAGTCTCTTAATACTTTTGGTAATTTCCAGAATTTCTCATTTCCTTGACCACCGCTAGCATATTTTCCATCACAACGAATTAGTCGTATTGGTCTTACTTTATATGTATCTTCTGTTCTATTTTTCTTTCCTGCTTTAAATGTATTTTCTTTCCCATTTATATCAAATTTTATTGCCCATGCCATAGTTCCTGCATCGGCGGTAGAACCACCAGATACAATCACACCTTCACCAGTAGAACCAGAGTATCCTTTTGATTCATCAAATGCACCAGTAGATGACCAGTGCCATCCATCCAATGGAGTACAACCGCTGCTTAATAATTGGGCATTCAAATTCATATCATACGGAGACGATTGAATGCAGTGTGCTGCTAAAAATGCTAATTCATCTTGACTAGGAATATACCACGAAGAAACTTCTTGAGGGTTTTCTCCTGTAGCACCAGATATAGAAGTTAAATCATCATCAAGCAATCTTGTGGCTCTAAATGCTGATATATAATCGGCAGTTAATCCCAAAACATCATCACCGTACTTACTGGTATATAATGCATTATCACTTCCTATAATTCTAGTATTATTATACATTCCCCAATTTCTGTTCCATAGTCCATGAGCAGTCTGATTTGGTTTGGATGTAAGTTTTTGAATATATCCGTTACCATAAGCTCTTGCTTTCTTGCAAAAATTAAATGTATTACTTCCTAATACATTTAATGAATCATCTCCGATATTTTGATTATACCAATATCCTTCCTCCAATGAAAGGAAATTTGGTAAACATCCTTCTTCACCAGGATAATCATCACAATTATATGTTCCCTGTACATCTTTGCTGTTTATCGGAGATACAATTCCAGTGTCTGGATTGTATAATGGTCCCCATGAACTACCGTGGTTGCTCCAGTAAAATTCGTGAGTTGCTCCGGGATAATCTAAAATATTTACTAATTCTCTATCACCCGTTATTGCAATAGGAGAGGGAGAAACAATAATATAATATGCATCTTCCCTCGAATTATTGTCATCAAATTCAAAGTTTCTAAATTCTTTACATCCACTTTCAGAAGTGAATCCGTATCCATGATAGTCATACTTTGAAATATAATTATCACAACTTAAATCGGCTGTAGAACCTACCATAAGTTCATTCCATTCAGCGTCCATACCCTTTCCGAAGCTAGACGAACCATATAGATTTGATCCAAATGGACGATATAACCCAACAACTATTCCACCGGCAAACTCATCACCAGGTCTAAGGTCTAATCCTCTAACAGACGTTGAACATCCTTTCTTTGTGTCAGATTGACACTTGACATCATTACAATTTGTTCCAATACCCGCATATAAATTTCCATCAAGGATACAAGTATTTCCTGTAATTCCTGTCCCGCACGTTCCTCCTGCAAAGCAACAAGCACCTGTTCCACCAGAACATACCGAAGTTCCATCATTTAATGTACAAACACTACCTCTTCGTTGGAAAAAATATCCAAGTGCAAGACAAGCACTTTCTGATATTTCAGAACATTCTCCTCTACCATCACAGCAAGCACCAATGTCTTCAGATATATTTGAACAATTCATATCTCTACAATTCACATCAATTCCACCAAATGTCGTATCAATCTTTGAAAGATTTCCGAGACTTATACATTCATCCGATGATACATCATTTAAACAATCTATTTCATCTTTTGATTGATAATGAATACAACAAGCACCTTTATCAAAGCATATACTTCCTGTGCTTCCGCTCGTTGCACCACAAGTCGTTCCTGCACCATGAAAATGTCCAGAACAATTATGAGCAGCAGCATGAATACATTCACCGTCACCCAAACAACATGCACCTGTTGCACCAGTTAATCCAAAATTCATATATTGTAAAAAATCAAAATCTGTAGCGCCTTCAGGGTAGTATAATATCTCACCGGCTATCATTTCTTCGTTGTTACAAAAGAAAGGATTATTTCCACTCTCATTTGAAATTTCTTGCGTAGCACCCTTCCATTGTATTATATTTCCGTGCCATGCATATGCATCATCTGGGCAATACTCTATTCCACCTCGGACGTTGCTGTCACAAGGCAACCAGAAGAAATTAAATATATCTGTTCCACCACTAAAGCAAGGTTGTCTATCATATGGCCATATAGTATTTTGAAATTGAAAATTATTTTGAATACCGTATGTTGCACCTTTAACAATTAGAGTAAAAGATTTACCAATATCGACTTCATCAACTACATTTCCTGTATATCCAAAACTTGCATCTTTAATATTAATTGAGTCTATCGGACCAGAACTTCCAAGAAAGGGATCAAATCCATCCACTTGGGTCATATCTAATTCTATAAATCCAAATCCATTAGCATCTAACCCATCATTATTAAATTTGTATCCAGTAGCAGTATCAACAAAATCAGAACCGTGTACTAGGTATTTTGCATTTTCTTTATAGCTTTTGATTTTTACATTAACAGAAGAATTACTATATGTTGCTCCCGTCAGTCCTGTAACATCTCCACCAACGAGTTGGTTTTTAGAACCACCATCTACGTTTATATACCCAAAATTTCCTCTATCAAAATGTATATTGATGGTATTATCCGTCGCTGATTCAGTTACAGATAAAGAACCACCAGTTCCTTCTATACTTCTTATAGTAATTTCAGTAGAAGAATTTTGTGATGAAAAAACCGTCACACCTTCTATACCAGTTGCATAGGTGTTACCACCATATATTAATGTTTCTGTATTTCCAGTCGGTCCTATAATTGGAGCATATGTTGTATATTCACTCGTAGAACCATCCATCCATGTGAAGTCTGTTCGTAATTTTTTATCATCAGTCAAATATACATCGGTAATATAACCGCCGCTAAATCCTGTTGGTCCAGCAATTTTTGTACCTGTAGCACCAGTAGCACCAGTAGAACCAGTATTACCAGTAGGTCCAGTTATTTCTACTGCGCTTGTTCCTCTAAAATAACTACTTCCTATTACTGCCATAATATATTACTCATATGGAAGTCACATTATACGCTTCAGTTGTATGACCCATTCTAGTAGCCAGTACGCCCACATCTTTCGCAAGTTGTTGAACAACTTTTGCTAAGTCTGTCACGCGATACTCTCCATCTGCGGTGTCACAGGTTACTTTTTTATGCACCGTCAAATTCGTCATAGTTACATCTTCTGCAACATGAAAAACTTTCCCCTGATCGTTTGCACGAACATACATTACATCGACATTCGGATATAAATACGACTTACCAACAGAATCTATTACCTGCGAGGGTGGAGCCGGCAAAGTTCGTTTAGGTAACGCAAACGCCGTTGGGGTTATGTTTGTGATTGTATAAGCTATTGTTCCATCATACAAGTTCTTTTGGAGATCTGGAGAAACAGCTTTTCCATCGAATCCTGTTTTTGTACTTGTTACTGTCATTTGCATAGAAGCTCTGTCTATTCCCACACATTTACACTCAAATGTTGTCTTATTTCCATCTTTTTGCTTGAAGAATCGACCGACTGATCTCGATGGAGGAGCGGAATCTAATTTAAAAACATATCTCTTACCATGCGCCCCATCATTGAAATAAGTACTACAAGCTTCTGTATATAGTTTGCCATCATATTCTGGAGCGCTGGCGTGTAGTGCCAACCAAACATTCTCATCTGATATATTAAACCAACCGTATTTACCATCTGCTATTACATCATTTGTAAACTTCATAACGGTATTTATTGTTCCAGTTAATGGTTGATCATCAAAACTACCAGCAACAGAACCACCTATTTGATATCCAATATAATTAACAACATGGGCATTAAATATTCCATCTTCTGCAATCTGCAATACAGGTTTTGCAATTTCACCTGGCACATAAGGGGCAAGATTTTGTATTCCTCCCGCAGTCGCAGCACTTAAAAAGTAAACATCATTTCCGCCCGATGCTCCACCACTAACACCATCAGGCTGATTCTCTGCAATTACAAATCTGTCTGCTGGAAATTGAATTTGTCCAGATAAAATTACCGTCACGACTTCATTGGGTGAAGTTCCTTGAATACTTTCAATTATTCCTATCATTTCGGCATATTGTGCAACATTTGCCTGTGCTTTGGTGTAGCTGTTTTCACTTGGAGAATCATGAATTACATCATACCTGATGACATCACCAGCCGTTACTCCATCACCACCAATGACATCAGAAATACCACCAGAAAATCCAGTAAGTGGATGCGTCATAACGAGTCTTGCACCACTATTAGAAATATCAGAAATGTTTACATTTCCTAAAAGATTTGAACTATTACTACTGCAACTTGACATATATTATTCCTTACATATTTTCGTTTAGGTCTGAGTCTGCAACATAGTGAACGGAAACATTATCAAATACAACCGTACCTGAAGGCACCGTAATATACATTCCTTCATCATTAATATAATCTGCACCAATCATCGAACCTCCTGATGGAGATAATCTTGGCATATTGTTCCACCCATAAGTTCCAGAAGTATTTCTTAAATCTTTGTTTGCAGTTTTATTAAAACCATCACCCGTGTATCCCGATGATGGAGAGTATAATGTGATACTCGGTGTTTTCCGCATAGGAATATCAAACGTATGATATGTGTCCTTTTCTGGAGTAATGGTAAAATTCATAGAACTTATACTTGGTGTGTTATTGTCTAGCATAGTAATGCTATGTGTTCGTTCATCAAGGTCATATGTTCGTTGATAATATCTTTTACATTTATCGAGTTCTTCTGTTTCATCGATATCAGCATTTGTGGTCGCAACATCACCTCGCTCTAATTTCATTTTTGCAATGTCGTATGTTGTGTTAATTAATTCCGTTCTGAATCCGATACCAAGATAATCATCACCTGTTGGTGTTGTTGTGATATTAGGAATAGTAAATGTAGATTCGTATTTACTCCAAACCGTTCCCATTTGAATAGTTCCTGGATATGTTGTTGTCGTTGTTGCACCATCATATTGTGTAACTGCAATATCCATTGTTACACCAGAAGAACCTGCTCTTGCATAAAACGATAATGTTACTTCTTCGTCTCGAAGTGTTCTAACATCTTCAATTCTATTTTCGATATGAATATATTCCGCAGTAATTCCACCAGACATAGTATTCTGTAATGTTGCATAGTATGTCGGATTACCAAATACTTCAGTTTGATTTGCGGCAAATGTTTTTCGTTGAATAGAATGTGTTCCATATGATGCACCAGTCGTACCATCCATACGAACCCACCTATCTGCAAAGTATGTACTACCAGTCGAACCATATGCACTATCTACACCTATGCTTCGTTGCCAAATATCAAACCCACCATTTATGAGCAAATTATTATTAATTGCACTACCATAAGTAACACCATCTATAATTACAGAACGACCTGTGCTTCTTGTTGATGATCCACTTGGTGCAATGATACATTGATATGGATCTGTTCCCCATGCAACACCGAAGAAATTACCAGTATCGATATTTGAAATCACGCCGGTATCGGTGTTGTAATATAAAATACCAGCACCAGGAACAGGCGCTTCATTTATAAATCCAGAGTTTACAACTTCGATATAATATTCTCCATCTGCTGCAAATTCACTAGTTACACACAAACCAACAATAGCATTTGCATCATTATTGGTCTCATTCATTGCAGTCCAGCCGTTATAATCTGCACTGGTATCATTTAATACTATATCACCCCGCACAACACCCGATCCAGGATAAGAACCTACATGTAATATTTTTTTATTATTATCAATTCCACCAGTTCCACCTGTACCAGAACCTTGGAGATATTGACCTCGATAATTAAGAACCATTGCTTTATCGGCTGTAATGCCGATTAATACGGGTTTACTTACTTGACCCGAAATTGCTGGTTCTGTTGGTGTTATACCTCCGCTCGTTCCTGGACTTAAAAAGTAAACACAACCAGCACTTAAACCGTTACCCGATGCAGTAACATTCGTAAAATCACCTTCTACAACTCCATGTGTAGTAATTTCTAGATAAGTATTGTCTATAGTATATGGTGGAGCAGAACCTAAAACTCGGTTAGAAACAATACCAAAAACTTCGGCAAAATCTTTGCTGTCTGCTTTAGCAAGAAAATATTCAGTGTCACCAGCGAGTTCATTTACCCGAACCGATGAACCAAATGTAAATCCTCCAGATATACCAGTATATCCACCTTGGGGAAATACCCTATGCTTTGCTCCCTGTACGGTTGAATTATCCCAATTATATTTTAAATCACCATCAATAGTAACATCATTAAAAGTAATTCCTTTTGATACCACATCTGCAAGATTGACCTGCATGCTACCAGTACTACCCACCACAACATCAATACCATCTCCCGACCATCCAGTATAAATTTCAAGATTATTAAGCTTATTGACAGCGTAGGCATTGTAATGATTTACCCAATCCAAAAAGGTATTATTACTTATTAGATGTGGTATGCTACATGAATTATTGTCTACATTGCATTCGGACATGTTATTCTCTCTTTATTTATATGTTTTTTTATTAATTAAATTGTTCAATCAATAAATTGTTCATATATCTTACTGAATTATCATCTTCCCGTATTACACATACAGGATTCATATTTTCTCTTGTCTGGAAGTGCGTATTATTGGGGTCCCATCCTGAACGCGGTACTAATACGGACGCTGCTCCCTTAATACTAACTTTATATCTATCTGCTCCAAGAGACGATGAATTAGGAGTTCCAGAGTTTGAATTATCTGCTAAATCTGGATCCTGCCCATCGGCACTTCCAGATGCAACATAGTTTTCTTCTATTGTTAACCCTACCGTAGTAAATTGTTCTGATCCTGGCGGTGAGATATCGTCTATTTCTATTGCAGTATTCAGATACACCCAGTATTTTAATCCACTTATTTGTTCTGGTTGTGCGTTTTCATCATTCCACCAACCCTTACTTTCAACTAACCACCATCCTGGATTAAAAGTAAATGTGTATTTCCCACTGTTGTCCCGTTCGACACTGACAGATGGCAAACTGCCGCCTCCTTGATAAGGTGAATAAAACGGATGTAGTGGTGTCGCACCTCTCCATCCTGGACCAGAAACCTGATAGTTTGGATCATGCCCAGTTTCCAGACCACCAACACCAATTCCTGTATCAGGTGGAAGGTCAGCAGTGACATTGTCCCACAGACCACCTTCTCCTCCTGGAGAATTTGCATTCCACCCACTCCATTGATGTCCAGTACCAGAAGTAATCCAATTATGCATCATTGCAATTGTCAATGTCATTTGCATTTGCATATTTTCTTGCATTTCGTTGAGTTCAGATGCTTGTAGTGAAAATCCTGGCCGAAAAGCAACGAATTGATAATTCTTGGGTGGATCAATAGTAGTATCGAAGTCTAAATTTTGACCTTCTGTTCTGCTATAATATGGACTCGAACTTAAAGGAAGGGACGGATTACCACCCTTATATAATGGTTGTATATTAGACATGTATTATTCTCCTACGATGCAGTTATTCTGTTTGAACATGGATCTGATCCCAACAATACCTCAACACGAAATGTTCGGGAGTTCTCGGGATTCTGATCAAGATTTATATTGACTTCTTTGTGCATTACAAACTCTGATTTTGTGAGATTAATAGGTTCGCCCGCAAAACTTAATGGACGAGAAACAATAGAATTTATCGTCCACTTTTGATTATCAACGCTGTCGCTGTTTGTAAACACATTACCGATGTTTCGGTCTGGAAATGCAGTTTGAAGTGGTAAGGTAAGCGAACCCGTTGCTATTGAACCTTCATAAGCCACAATAAGGTTTTCACGAGTATTTTCAAATATTTGATTACTACCAACTTCATTAGTCATTTTTACCCCAGGTGATGGGATATCTGATGCAGTCAATGCTGCCATAGGATCGCCGTACTTCGAGCATTGGAATTCTGTTACTAAAGAAGTAGATACTTTTTGTCTTTCCGCAAGTCCGCTGTATATGCTTTCACCATTGTCAGTAACTAGAGTTCCAATACTATAATGATCAAATACTTTTTGACCAGTTACATCAGATATATCTTTAGAACTGACTTGAACTGCAATCAAAAGAGCTGTGTCGAAAAGATTACTCATATTTGCAGGAATACCTCCCGGAGGTGCTTGGTTTATTTTAATTATTTTGCTTAAGTCTTCATTAATACCAGGAAAATAGGAACTAAAAGTATCGGCGTCTACAGATACAGAAGTATATTCTGATCCGTACTCTTTTGGTACATCAAATCCTTCCCATGTATATCGTTTATTGGAGCTATCATACGTACAAATTATTGGAACTAAAGCTTCGCGGAAACAAGAACCCTTTAATGGAAGATATAATCCATCGTTTTTATACTTCTCTTCAAATTCAGGAGCTAATAGTCTTTCAGATATTGGTATATTTCTAAAATATGCATTTACAGATAAAATACATCCAGAATAATTTTCTGCATGATGTTGCGCAATCGCAGCATTTTTGTAGAGAGAAGATTCAGAAGATATGTTTCTATTATTAATAATGGTGGAGTATTTACTATTATAATTCCAATCCATAGTACACCCACATGCACCGCAGTCGGTTGGAAATGTTCCTGAATCGCACTGGCAATCTGAACCAGTAGAACCTGCAGAATTTTTATTAAAGATATATTTCATATCCATCGCTTCTGCTATCTCTACGCATTTATAACATTCCGTGCATATACACTTATAAAAATCTCCAGCAGCATATGTTGAACCCGCAATTGCATCAAATCCAGACGTACTACGGTAAAGACAACAGTTTCCTGTTGTTCCTGCATGTCCTACCCCGCAAATATTAGACATTTTTGATGATATAGAAGTTGAACCATTGAACTTTCGCTTTACATCGTCAAAACTAGGCAACGGTATGTATTTGTCCGACAAATCATTAAAAGCATCTGCTGCTGCTATAGCACAATACTGAAGACCATCTACAGTTGCGATTTCGCCACTTCTTTCAGTTGGAGGATTTTTAGTTAAGATAGAACCAAATTTATCGATTCTATTATTAACACCTGACTGACCAATAACCAGATATACCATATCTTTATACATGAATACAGCTGGACCCAAAGTCGACTCACCAGAAGAAAAATATTGACCGGGTGACATACCACTCGTCCAATATTTTGATGAATTTGTTACGGGTAATACGTTGTGCATATTTTCTGATAAAATTCTTTGAGCATATGACGAATTTGTAACGGAATCGTTCATGCTTGCTGGAGAATTTAGCACAGAAGTCGGATCTGGATCTGACCTTCCCAAGATAAATGATAGATGCTTCTTTTCTAAACCATATTTAAGCTGGTTTGCAAAGCTATCGCCTTTTTTGAATTTTTTAGCCATGTAATTGTCCTGTTAATTTTATGCCCAACATTCTCCAGTTCCTCCTGCCGCAGTACATCCAGTCATCCCAAGATTGGGGCTTTCAGCATCAGGATAAAGATGCACGAATTTCCCTATATGTATACCTCCAAATGTAACACCCGCAGTAATTCCATCGCTCCAATCCGGCCAATTATGTGTAGGAGTGTTATAATTCGCAGAAATACTTCCACTACCAACTATGCTCCATACATCACCAGATGTCCAACCACCAGTTGGTCCAGCATCAGTATATGCAGTTGGTCCATCATATCCAAAACCAGAACCACTACAACCCATACATGCAGTATATCCAGTAATATCAGTCAATCTATATGCAAAGTAGTTAGATAATTTTGTCGTCTCCCCAAAAGATATATAATGGTCTGCATCCTCGCTTGGTGGAACGTAATCACTTATTAACTTTTCAAAAAATCCTTTCAATCCAGCAGGGTGCAGCATAGAATTTAATTCTTCATAATATATTGGAAGTCCAGTACTGGGGTCTATATCTATACCCGCGTGAAGAATATATGAAAAATCTTGATACCAGTCACTATCCTGCAATTTAAATCCTGAATTTAAAGGACTTGCACCTAAAGTTTTTAATGTACTGCCTGATGCACTCTCCATCGTCCCAGAAGGCCACCCTTCAAATCTTCCTTGATTTAATCTAAATATACTTTCTTTGGGGTATGAAATTGTAATTGAACCACTTTTAAATAAAGTTTGGAAAAAGTACCTATATGCTTCTTCTGTGCTTTTTTTCTGGTATAGGTTCTCTCGAATGTTTTTCAAAAAAGATACAACATCCAATGAATAGTCTTCGTAATTAAATAAAGATGATATACCAGGAGCATATGAATATGCTATTCTCGGAAGAAAATCGACCGTTGTTGCATCAATGTCAATCAATTTACCTAAACCACTAATATGAAAATCAGTTTTATTTAATTCAAAACCACTTTTACTATATAACCAATTGAAATATTCTTGAACAAAATCAACAAAATTACTTTCAACATCATCCGAATCTGCTCGTTCCAATATCCAATAAGGAAAACAATGCCGAATATCTATATGAGACTTTGCGTCTGGAATTTCAATTGTTCCCAACGAATCCCCAAGTTCTAACATCCGATACGCGGTGTTCGGTTTGGATTGGTTTATAATCGAAGGCAACAACATCTATTATTCTTGACTGATATCTACAAGTGTCATGTTGATACGTGGGTCTGCAGCATACATATTTTCTATTATTTTAAATCCACCCAAACCAGTTGAAACTGGTTTAACATAAAAATTAATATTCTCAGAAAATAATGGAAGACTAATATCTACTACTCCTGAGTACGGGTGCCATTGACCGACCTCCTGTGAGGCCAGCCCCCAAGTTATTTTTAATTTTTGATATCCTTTTTTATCTACAGGACCATCTGTCTTCAGAACAACCATATCGTGATAATTCTCGGGTCTATCTGCGGAACTCAGTGAATTGTAATAATCTAAATGTAAAGCGAAATCATCAGACTCAAAAGACCCCTGTTCACAGGGCTGATGAAACCGTTGCTGTGCGATGCGTCCCGTACTCTTTACTGGGACCTTTTTTAGCAATTTTAAATTAATATCACTCGTGTTACTTCCAAGAGAAGCGGGATCTACAGAATTTATAGCAGAAGAAATATAAGAAGGATTTACATTATGAAGATTAAATCTATTTGGCAAATTCGATAAAACCTTGGCACGAATGAGACTTGCCAAAGTATTTTCATCATTGGTGGTCCTTCTTGAATCATATGGAATAGTGGCCTCGACTATAACACTAAACATATCTACATTCATAAATTCAGGAATAATAGTAACACATGTTTTACTTTGTAAAACCTCTATAGCATGTCCAACTGCACCAGGATCCTCATCCTCGGGCACATCTAACGATAGAAACAACCTTCCATATCTAGGAGGGGTCATTGTTTCTCCTCCCCATACATTAAATCTTGAATATTCTCCCGATTCCGAATCACCAGCAAATCCCGCCTCTGCAAGAACCCCTCTGCAATCTTCTAGTGTTACTGCTCTGTTTTGTGATGCAAACCATTTGGGTGCGAAAAATCTGATTGCTTCTATGTCTGGTTTATCTGTTCCACCACTTGAAAGTCCACCTTCGGCATCTACTGCATGAGCGCCGGGCGGTGGATTGCCGTTCGACGGCGAAAAATCTCGAAGAGTATAGTTTCCTACACCATTTGCAGCTGATCCACTACTTTTAAAATAGGAGACTTGAACTAATTGATTCGGGAAAATTTCTTGACCAACTTGACCATACGCAGAATCAAAACCACCACCAAATACTATAAAAAATCCAAGTTCAGATCTTTCTAACCAAAATACTTGACTCGTCTCGTTTAATCCTTGTTGTATATTACTTATTAACGTCCATGGTTTCCATTCACCATCAGCTACATCTTTAACTTCAACTCTAATAGTTGATATATCAATATCTAATCCATAGATAAATCCTTTTTTTGTATTTGAATCTACTATTAATGGTTCATTTCTAATTAAGGATTTTGCTTCTTTTATGTTAACTATATTTTCACCCTGATCGTCAAGGGCATGCTCTTCAGTAGTAAAAAAATTATAAAATTGTCCGTTGGGTGCATTGCCCGTGAATTTGGTATATATGGGTACGGGAGCCCTCGACCCACCCATTCGAATCTTTGCTCTACCAGTTGCAGAAGTTTTTCCAGGAACAACATATCCCAACGGTTTTACTAAAGATATTATCGATGATTCTTTTTGCGCGGTATCTAAGAACATTTCACTAGCAATCATGTTTGCATAATGTCCATAATACATTGTATTATATGCAAGAATATCCAACAATACCTGTGCGGCAGATCCTTGATAATCATAATCTTTTAGAACATCTTGTTTTTTCAAATGCTCTATGATGCTAGATTTAATTGAATCAAATTCTAAACTACCAAGTTGAAGATCTAAATTAGATTGAGACATTTTATCTTACCTTTATAAGTGAAATTTGTAAACTATCTTTTATGGGACTAGATTTATTCCCACTCAATACCAGAAAATTAACGGCAAAATTCAATGTGTTTGTATTGTTATCATGATCACTAAAATCCAACGATAGTATCTCTGCTCTGGGCTCGTGACGCATTACCGCAGACCTAATTGCATCTTGGAGTTTTGCTTTTTGAAGCTCATGCAAAGGTTCAAATAATAAATGATGTAGACCCACTCCAAAATCTGGATTAAATGGCTTCTCTCCGCTACGAGTCAAAATAATATTTGCAATAGACTGCCGAATAGAATTGACATCTTTCCGCATAGATATATCATTCACGAATTCATTTCGAGTAAAATCTATGTTAAAATCAGAGTATTGATATGATGACATTAAATGTACCTTTTATTATTTATATGTATACAATTTATCCGAATAACCAATTCAATATGCGTTCAAAAAGCGATAGTTCTTCTGACACTTCAGGTTTTATCGGGCTGCTGTCTCTTATTAGTTTAATCATCATATTATGCTGGGATCCTTCTATTATATGACTAATATCGGAAACCAACCAAGCACCACTATATTTTTTTGGTTTATCTGGCGCTTCTGGTGACTTGTTTACCAAGGTTATTAATTTTCCAGGTCGCAGAGACAAGTCACCTCGAAGTTTCATAATAGCTGTCTGTGAATTTATGAGCAGCATTTGAGCATTTCTCCATAAAGGAGTTTCTGGTTTGGTGTCCCAATAAGTAGAATATGTTCGAGAGTATTCAATATATTTTTTAAAGTTTTCACCTACGCAGGGACAATTACAACTGCTTGGGTGATTTTGGTCTTTCCATAAACACCCCATCCAAGATTCAGCCCCACCGTTCTCGGCAGTGTTACCAAGTGAAGACGACTTAATCAAATCACATTCTTTTATTGATTTGAAAGACTCTTCTATTTCTTCTTCCGTTGGTTCTGAATTTTCGTTAAATGGATTGAATTTTTGAGTACATTCTGGACATTCGCAAAGAGGGTTGTCATCTGGGCAATCTGAATTATCAACTGGACCATCTGGATTTGCACAAGGATATTCGCTGTCAAATGCACCAACAGAATGACCCAATCTCATTGTGGGCCAACTTCCGTTTGCAAACTTGGTTAAATTTACTAAAAAATCATGTTCTGACATAAGTTTCTCCTAGTTATATATAACCACTATATACAAACTATTCCATCTTCACTATTTATACAATTGCAATCACATCCTGCGATTACGCATTTAATATCACAATCTGTGTTTGCTCCTCTACTACCCGATACTTTGCCACTTTCGCGAAATTCTGGACTAATATCTATTAGTTGTCCGTTTCCTCCTTCTCCTGAATCGGAACGACTTTCAGTACCACAGCAATATTCCCCGCATCCACAATCCCACCACGCATAGTGTACGTCGTGAGCATATGCCTCGAAAACGCACTCGCAATAGGTGCGCAGCCCAGAAAAATTGAATGTGTCGTGAGGGGGGTACGCGTCTACGTAAGTAAATGTACAACAACCCTCGAGATCATCGCATGAATCCGTGCCCCAGCAATTACCTGCATCGTTATCCCACAGGCAATTACAGGGTGGGTGGTCTTGCTCACAGCAACAAACCGAATTCGGTATGCAATTCGATGCACAGCTTGGGGCGGAGTCCGGCCCATTACTATACGAGAATATCCAATAACAAAATGCATTATTACCGCAATCATTGCAGGAATCATTCAGATTGCAGCTGTTGGAGTTTGCAAACCAACAGTTTTCCCAATCGCCACCAAAATCTGGATCGCTGCATTCCCGCCCCACCTCCAATTCACAAGTATGATCGGGGTAACAACATTGTCTATTGTAATTTTGGGAGCAATGCACCCTGTTGCCATTACCCATCTCCGCTTCGCATTTCATATTATTCCACCATTCTTGTCCATACGCGAGACAGTTCCACTGATATGTTTTAAAACATTCCCCTTCGTAATTATCACAGCATGATCCTACTGGTCCACACCCCTGTGACCCACCAATATCTTCACACGTAGTATCCGCAATCCAGACAGATCCATCGCCAACCCCCAAACACCCAAACTCGGTGAGGTCCTGACACCCAAGGTCGTTAGTTCCAGTGCAACATGCACCAAACTGCACCTCGCAAAGTTGCTGCCAATCTTCAGTTTCGCCACACGATAAAACTCCTTTGTGCCACTTTGAACAATTACCCTTATTGCGACAACCTGCACAATTCAACACTTCACAAGTCATATCACCATCGATGCAGTTCTCTCTATAGCAGCAAGCATATTCAGTTTCAATTTCGACACATGTCGGAGGATCTCCGTCACACTTCTCGCACTCGTCACAGGGTGGATTACAACAGGAATCCTGTGGTTTACAAGTACCATCGCAACACTCTTTCCATGTTCCATCGCAAGCGGCAAAGTCGTCTGATTCGCAGTTGTCAGTTTTACTGCAATTGCAACACCTTTCGTCAACACATGTTCCTGTAAAATTGCCATCTTCCCAATCCTCGGTCGCACAACAATATGGTTTATTATTTGGACACTCATCACCCGCACCGTTCCAGCCATCCGTTCGGTTGCTGCACGAACATTCTGGTTCTGGGCCACAGACTCGCCCCATCAATGAGTCCTTGCCGCAACAAAACAAGCACTGTCTTCCATCTGGGTCGTCGCCTGCATTCGCGCAATCACTGTCATCCACACATGAAATTTGACATGCCGCACAAAGTTCATCTTGTTCGCACGTTTTGTTCCAACTCCAAGCCTCTGTGTCATAACAGCAATCATCTGTATTATCGGGCGGATTACATCCAGGTGGTCCTTCTGGATTAGGATAATCAAAACATTCTGTTACACCATCATTTTCCCTGCAACAATGACCTGCACATTCAACGTATCCCTCATCATCGATGTTGCAACTAGTTCCGCAACCATGAAAGTTATTCTCTGAAGATCCAGAGTAATCTGTATCGAGACATTGGACTTGTGTGAGTGGTTCACATGCACGACCATCATGATCCGAGGGTCTTGCAAAACAACACGCACCTGTACCACCCTGTCCATCAGGATTACATGTTCCATCATCACATGTAACACCCAGACCCAAAAATTCTCCATCTAACGTAGTTATACAATAGTCTTCGGTAGTCATATGACACTCGGGATCACAAAGTACGCAGCATGCTCCTTTATTTTCATCCTTGCAAAAGTCACAACAATACTCAAGAGTATCATAAAAGAACTCACCACTATATTCTTCACAAAAACCTGCAGTGCAAAATGGCATATCTGTACCGCAACAATTCGTGTCGGCGAAGATGGTACATTCATCCTCACCATGGCCCGGATCAAAATTACAGCAAACTCCCTTGTCAGGATCGCAAAGAAAACCGTTCCAAGTTACGCCGTCCGGGGTGCCAGGATCCCCACACACATGATCTTCATGTGATGTACCCCCAACAGCAATACATCCAGCCAACGACTTCTGTTGACATTCATACTCACCTTCGGTTTCCACGCAGCACGCGTGCTTTTCACAAATGCCGGCACTGGAGCAAGTTTCACCCTCTAACCAATCACTATCACAAAGAAATTCTATTGTATATGAACATTCTCCTTCATCATTACAGCATGCACCAAATACGCAAAAACTGTCATCTTCAGAGACACAATTCTTATTGTGTGAAGGTTCAACAAAACCACCAACACACTGGTATGGGTCTGTAGACGAGAAACAATCTCCAGTTTCTGCATCGCAACAAATACCCAATGATTCACAAGGCACTTTGTCACTGTCTTTGCCCATACAATTTTCGCCACAATAACAACTGTCACATCCAAACCAAGAATTT